TTAAGCTACCAAAGGACGATTTAGCGCAGGACATGGTTGAACGCGTCCGCGAGGCGATGGACGGGGTAAAGGCCATCCCAGAAATCCAGAAGGATCAAGCCCACGACGAGGATTTGCTGACCATATACCCTATTTTTGATGTGCATCTGGGCATGAGGGCAGACAAGAGCGAGACGGGCGAGGCGTACAGTACCGAAATTGGTGCGCGGCGATTGGTGCGCGGGATCACAAACTGCATTGCGTCAGCGCCGCCATCAAAATTTGGCATTATCCTCGTTGGCGGGGATTTTCTCCACCATAACGACAACACAAACACAACGCAGAGCGGCCACGTCTTAGACGTGGACACGCGAATTCACCAGACGATAGAGGCCGCCGTGGACGCGCTGACGGCGGCCATAGAGCTGGCCGCAACAAAGCACGCCACGGTTCTGGTATCAATAATCAAGGGCAACCACGACCGAGATGCGTACCTTGCGGTTCGGGTGGGGATGGCCCAACGGTACAGGGAAAACCCGCGCATAGAGGTGCAGAAAAACTCGGGCGATTTCTTTATCATGGAATTTGGCTTGTGTCTGCTGGCCGCGCACCACGGCGACAAGGCCAAGGCGGAGCGCCTCGTGATGCACCTAGCGAGCGAGTGGCCAGAGGTATGGGGTCGGACGCGGTTTCGTTTCTACTTTACAGGCCATTTGCATCACGCCAAGATGCAGGATATAGGCGGTGTCCAGGTTGAGCAATTGCGGGCTGTGACACCGCGCGATGCGCACGCCGCCTCCAGTGCGTATGGGGCGCAGTCGCAGATGCAGGCCATTACGTTTCACAAACAGCGGGGCGAGATCAGCCGCATAAAGGTGTCGCTATGAGTACGATTACGTTAACTAAAATTTTGGAGTGATGACCATGAATAAGAAGCCTGGACTATATGCCAACATGAACGCACGCAAGGCAGCTGGTACGTCTCGTGACAAAGACGACAGCACGATCAACAAGAAAACTTACTCTCTGATGACCCGCAAGGCTGGGCCATTCAAGGAGAAGAAGAATGCCTAAGTCTGCAGCTTGGCAGCGCAAGGAAGGCAAATCAGAAAGCGGCGGCCTAAACGAAAAGGGGCGTCGCTCTTATGAGCGCGAGAACCCAGGCTCGGATCTAAAGGCTCCGGTCAAGTCTGGCGACAACCCGCGCCGCGCAAGTTTCCTGGCGCGTATGGGTAACATGGCTGGTCCGGAGCGGGACACGGACGGCGAGCCGACCAGGCTGCTCAAATCCCTGATGGCCTGGGGCGCCAGTAGCAAGGCAGACGCCAAGAAGAAGGCGGCTGCAATTAGCTCAAGGAATAAAGAATGACCGACCTAGAGGCACACCATAAGAATAACCTTAAAGTCATCATCCATTTTCCACCTCCCACGGTGCGCGCGGCACTGTGACGATTGCAAAACTCCGTTCTCTGCTGAACGTCGATAGAACAGGAACCTCGATCTGCTTGCGCGGCGCGGTGATCGCGTCTCTGATGGCATACATACTAGGCTTATCGCTGGCGGATCCGCCTGCGGGCATCTTCTGCTTGCCCACTCTCATTTTACGCTTTCGATGAATGCTTGCGCCGCTTCGGCATTGATTGCATTGCCGTAACCGCGCAGTCGTCCCACTCTTTCGGCAGCCCCATGAGCCAGCGGGAATGTGCCGGGTTCAACTGGCCTCCACTTTCCATCCCTGCAGAAGAGCCAGTCGGCATCTCGCCAGAAACCGTTAGTCGAGCCGGGCCTACCAAACCCGCGTAATCCTTCAAGTCCCCGCGATAGCTTCCCATCGTATCTGGGTTGCGTGTATTCCCCGCTTCGCTCGGTGCATTCCCCTTGTATCGGAGCGGCCTCGGCTGCCCATTGTTGCTGCTGTCGAATGCCTGCGGTGTTGGCCAGCCCGCCATCCAAGCCTGCCGTGGCACTGTATCGTCCCGCAGCTTGCCGTCCTGCCGATGCATCGAAGTCTCCAAATTTCCCGTGTCCTTGTGATCCCGTACTGTTGGCGTTCCCCATCCCGCCATGATCGCCTGCATGGGAAGGTCGCTCGACAGCCCCTTGTAGGCCCTCCCCTGCGGCCCCTTCCAATCCCGCGCCTGTGGCGTTCCCCAGCCTACTTCCAACCCACCAGAGGCGCTGTCGGATATGCGGCGCGCCGACGCCCGCAGCGCAGAGATCGACCGCCCCGCTGGCGTAACCCGTTGCTTCCAAGTCAGCGCATACAAGGTCGAGCCAGCCAAGGCCGTCTTTGCTCGCAACTTGCTCACCAAGGACGATGTCAGGGCGGCACTGGCTGATGAGGTGGTGGAAGGCGGGCCAGAGGTGCCGCTCGTCAGCAAACCCAGCGCCTTTGCCTGCCGCGCTGAAAGGTTGGCAGGGGCATGATCCTGTCCAGACGGGTCTGTCATCAGCCCATCCTGCGCGGCGCAGGGCGTAAGACCAAACCCCAATTCCTGCGAAGAAGTGGCATTGGGTAAATCCTTTGAGGTCGTTTGGGGTGACATCTTCTATGCTCCGTTCATCGACCACGCCGTTGGCAATGTGGCCTTGTGTGATCAATTCCCGCAGCCACGCAGCGGCCTTTGGGTCAAATTCATTGTAGTATGCGGTCATTTCGGCCTCGCTTTCGGGAACGGCGACACGCTGGGTGCGCTCGTGCTTATGCAATGCACACCGACCACGTCCAGCCCCTGCGCCTCAAACACGTCACGCAGCGCGTTGATCTGCGCGCTGCACTCAGCGTATGACGGGAATATCAGCGCGGCACCTGGCGATTCGCCTTCGAATGGCCCGCCCAGCGATAGGGCAAGTATAGTCCAAGTCGGGATACTCATTTTGTCTCTCCTTTGATTTTTGCCAGCTTGGCCTCTAGGTCATCAATTTTTTTGTCGTGCCGCGCCTGCGTTTCTGCCTCGCGGGCGTATGCCGCAAGGCCAGTTAGATACAGCCCCTCCAGTAAGTATGCCGTCTCTCCAAAAAAGCCAACACCACCAAGTCCATCATGGTTTCCGTCCATGCCACGCAGTTTTTTAATTGCCTCCTCAATCGTCAGCGTTGTGCTGGTGTCTAAATCAGCAATTAGTTCTGGCATGCTCCTTTTGTCATCCATCACCGCCATGTGCTTGCGGCGCCTTTCGTCGTGGCTGTCCTGTGTCATTTTGTTTCCTCTCGTTTCACTCGGTAGACCCTGGAAAGCCCAAGGCTGCGGGCGTTTACGTCAACCCACTCGCCATCCATCTCGTACATGATGATCTTGTGGCCAGCGTCACGCATGGTGCGGAACTCTGCTTGCTCCTTGGGAGTGCAGAGGCCAAACGGGGCGACGTTGTTGTAGACGTTGCGGCTCATTGCTTACCATCCCCAATGCAGCGCAGGGCGATGCCAGCGAGCAACTGAAACTCGATGGCGTTCTGTTCAGTCAGCGTGCCGCGCGGTGCATCCATTACCATAATGTCGGCTTTGCGCTTGATGCGCAGCAGCGTTGCGCGCAGCGTAACGTCTTCTGCGGTTTTTTGGATGCTCATCATTCGCCCCCTTCTGGTTTTGGTTCGTTCAGCATTTCCGCCAGTTCGCGGATCTGGTCGACCTTGGCCGTCGGGACAACGACCTCGACCCGGGACACTCCGCGATCTGCGAACTGGGCGCGTTCGGCGCGCTTTCGTTCGCGGGCTTTGCGGCGGCGCTCATTGGCTGCGTCTTCCATCAGCGCACCTCCAAGATCAGCAGCAGGCAGGTGTCGCGCAGCTCTTCCGACAGATTAGGATGCCGGCAGATCAGCTCGTCAAAGGCTGCGGTGATCTTATCCTCAACGGCGGCGAGCTCTGCGGCAGACATAGAAGACTTGAAGCCGTGTCGCGCTTCAGCACGCGCGGCGCTGGCACGCGCCTCGACGTCTTCGATCACCAGCGATGCCATATTGACAAACTCAGTCAGTTCGGTCGCTTCGAGGATCCCGCGCGCGCTGATGCCGTCGAACAGCGCGGCGCGCTCTGCGGCGGATCCGAACATCGCGGGCAGGTGGTAGGACAATGGAATTTGCATATATTTAGCCTCCTTATGGCGTGACGATTAAGAACAGGGCTAGCAGCCCGAACAGGCATCCCAGCCCGCAGATCGCCTCCGCAACTGCGGCGGGGGTCGATTTGGAAAAAACGCGGCGGATTTCGTTCAGCATGGCAGGTCTCCGTTTGTTTAGATTTGCGTTTTGTGATGATGGGGGCCGAAGCCCCCGTTATTATGCGTCATACGGGTTGAAGATCGAGGCTGCTTCGGGCCAAGCCTTGCCAGCCTCCCAAACTCGCCCGTTGTAACTGATGCGATGGCCGTTCCAAGATCCGTTTGGAAAGCCACTTGCACCCAGCCCACTGCTGTCGCGCTTGGCGCAGTAAATTGCCGACGCTTCTGCCGCTGTTTCTGCTTTAATTGTGATGGCGTTAGAGATTAGGGTCATGGCAGGTCTCATTTAAATGTAATCAGTGTAGGTCGAGATGGTGATCGCATCTTTAGCGTCCCGCAGGGTGCGGTGGGCGCTATGCGAGCCGTCCTCATACGTCACAATCCAGCGGCTATTCAGTCCGCGTTGAATGGTCAGGCCTTTGTAAATCCGTGTCATGGTGCGTATTCCCGTTGTTTTGTTGCTCTGTCTAAACACCATAAACGGCTGATCACAAAATATCAAGCGAAAAGCATGAAAAAAAACGCTTGATGTTTGGTTTTTGATGCTTTACACAAACTTATCAACAACGATGGAGGTGGCCGTGGAGGCTCAAACAAAAATCAGACAGTGGTGCAAAGAGGATGGGCGCAAGCTCTCTTGGCTTGCTTTGCAAATCCCAATTACGAGCGGTCAACTAACCCGTTGGCTCAAAGGACGCAGCGTTCCATCCGCAGTGTATCGCAATCGGCTTGTTGATATCACCGGCATTGAAGAGCTGCGGCGCGAAGAAAGCTGGGTCAAGCAATGATGATCCTTGGTATTGATCCCGGCAAAAGCGGCGCGTTTGCAGTGCTGGACACGCACGACATGCGGGTGAAAACGCATGACATGCCAGGCACGCTAGAAGAAAAGCGCGTGCTGATTGCAGACATCGGTAAGCTGCATTGCTGCTGGATCGAGCGGCCATTTTTTCCGCGCATGATCGGCATCAAAAACGCCGTCACCATCGCGCAGGCATACGGCGAGATGAAGGCCTGCCTGTTCTTTGCTGGCGTGCCTACGAATGAAGTGCCGCCGGCGACGTGGAAAAAGCACTTCGGCCTGTCCACCGACAAGGACGCATCAAGGGCATACGCATCAAGCGTGTTTCCAGATCAGTCCAATCTGTGGGCGCGCAAGAAAGACGACGGCAGGGCCGAGGCGGCTCTGATCGCACTTTATGGATGGAGGAAACAATGATCAAAGACCTATTAATCGAGGCATATCACGCCCGACCAGAAATCAGCAGCAGCGACGTAAAGGCCGTCGCTGGAAAATCGCTGGCCCACTGGAAGGGCAAAGTGTGGAAGGACAGCAGCGCATTCGCACTCGGCAGCGCCGTCCATGCGCTGGTTTTAGAACCAGAAAAAAACCTCGTTCTGCGCGGCCCAGAAGATCGGCGCGGCAACAAATGGAAAGAGGCACAGCTCGCCGCTGACATTGACGGCCAGATCCTGCTGACCGAGGGCGACTACGATCTGGCCCAAACCATAGCCGACCCAATTATCAATCACGAAGTCGTGAAGGCATGGGTTTCTGCTGCTGATTTTGTCGCCGAGGCCAGTTTTTTTGCAACCGACCCGCAGACCGGCGTCAAAATAAAGTGTCGTCCGGACGGGTTTTTGTTGGCGGACGGATTAGCATTTGACATCAAGACAACGCGCGACGCCAGCCCAGACGGCTTTCCGCGCGAGATCCGCAATTACAATTACGATCTGCAAGCCGCGTTTTACCTGCGCTGTCTGCGAGCTGCTGGGTATAAAGCAGACACGTTTATTTTCGTCTGCGTCGAGAAAGAGCCTCCGCACGCTGTCTGTCTGCACGTCCTTACCGAACGCTATCTTGCGGCAGCAGATTTGCGCGTTACCGAAACCCTTGAAAAAATAAGCAAGGCCGAAGCCACAAATACCTTTAAAACCGGCTGGCCTTTGTTTAACCATATCGATTTGCCGCGCTGGCAGACCGAAGAACCAGAAGCTGACGTGTTTGACGATCAAATCGGTTTCTGAAACCACAGCCAGAGAGAGGAAAACCAATGGCAAACAACGATGACTTTATGAAGGTCTTGGCAAAAAATGTCACCTTCCAATATCCAAAGCTAGATAAGACCTACCGATTTAATACGCA